TATGATCAATTTCTTTTCCTGCTTCAAGTAAACCTTTTTTTTTGCACATTTCGCACAAAGGATCTAGCTGTATCTTATAGTTTCTTAGACTTTTCCAAGCTCTAGAATTGTAAAAATGGCGCATATCTCCATTGTTTCTGCCCCCAGATGATTCAAAATATTTCTTTTTTTCCCTTTTGGGAATCCAAGGTCTTGATTTCTTCTCTGGTAACTTTGGCATTTTGTTTGTTTTCTTCTTATTTCTTTATTTTATTCTGTCCACAAAAAGAACAGCTCAGGATCTTCTTCTAATATATATTCCATAGCCTTAGGGTAGTCTAAAAGCCTTTGCTTTTCTGAGAGACCACCCTCCCATAAATTATGGCATCCTTTTCTTTCTCCAATACTTAAACAATGGTACGTTATATTCCTTGGATCTGTTTCTAAGTCTTTCCTCCTGCTTCTTGCAATATAATGCGAATGAGATAACGGCACATCTGATCTACCACATCCTGTACAGTAATGCCCTCTTGTTTCTGCAATTTCTTTATAAACCTTTTTAAGTTTATTATTTATTGCTGATTGTTTCTTGCTAACTTTTCTCATCCAAATACCAGTCTATTAAATCTAACGCTTCATCTAATCCTTTGCAGCATTTTGCAAAATATCCTTTCTTATTTAAATCTTCTATCCATTCTTTTTGATGAGGGGATAGTTTTCCTTTCTTTGTCTTTAGTTCTATAAACAAACCAAAATAATTATGCCTACCCTCCATAATTTGTAGATCAGGCACTCCTTTAACATATCCTGCTCGTTTCATTGCCGATGCTTGACTTATTGAAGTTCTTAATCCTCCTGCCGATGCACAGAATCGGATTCCTTTATATTTTAATTGTAAATACGTAACTACAGCTTCTTGGAGATTTTGCTCGTTCATATTTGCCAAATTAAAAAAGATTAACTTTCAATGAACATTGAAACATTGTTTCTTTTCAACTACTCTATGTTAATAGCTTCTTTATATTCTGCAATAGCATTCTCTATGCTTTTATAAATATAGGATGCAACAAATACAACAATTCCTACTGCCATTACTAAAGTGCAAACTATTAGAAGCTCGACTATTGTTTTAACTATTAGGTTTAATATTAGTAACTGCTTTTTCATAGCTTACCCCCTACTATTTGATCTCTTTGTTTTTTTTCCATTGCCATTTTTAAAAGTAAAAGATATCCTATCAAATCATCTACTGTATCTTCTGTTTTATCATTTATCCCTTTATTTCTTATCCTTGCTATCTTATCATCTAACCTACAGCATAAAGACTCTACTGCATCTAATTTACTAAATACATTCAAAGGATTTAAAGCACTATCCCCGTAATCTCTATTTTTTTCTTTTAATAAAGTTGCTATCCTCTCTATTACTTTATCCAGATGCCATTCAAACTTAGTGCTTTCTGGTAGTTTCCATACAGGCATATTTCTATCTTTATCGTAGTAGTATTTACTGTGCTTTATCATTTTCCAATACCTTTATAAGTTCTTTTTGATTGTAAAGAGTTCTAGGTTTCTTGCCCATTATATATTCCTCTGGATTAAATATTAACTTTACTTCTCGTATTTTTCCTGTATCATCTCGTTTAATGATCCACCTTTCCGAGTGATGCATCTTTGTTCTTTTTAAGTGTCTTAAATAGCTCATTTCTTTTTTGTTATTCTATAAGTTCCTTTTGCTAAACTATCCCAAAACAACTCCCCTCTTAAATAGTATTTTACTCTATAATAGTTTTCTCTTAATCTTTTACGATAGTCTGTATATTCTTCTTCTAACCCTCTCTTATTATCCAAGTTTATATCTTTAAACAATGACTCTCTTTTATTCATATTAATTCTTTTTTAATGTAGGCTCTGTTCTTATTAACGAGGGAAAGCCATCAAAGTCTTTTTCAACTTCTTGCATATACTTTCCACATTTACAAAGAGCCTCTTTAGTTACTATCTTATCCTCTATGATAACTAAGGTAGCTTTATGTAGCTCTTTAGTTTCATTACATTTATTACATATAAATTTTATCATTACTCTCTAATTCTTCTAATTAACCACATTACAATCGCTGTAAAAAAAACCCATCCAATTATCGAAGTTTTCATATCTTATTTTTTAATAGTTTAACTTTTGCTTCTTTAAATAATGGAACTTCTTTAGGAGACCTGTTCATTGTTTTAACTTGATACTCTGCATCCCAAAGCATATTCCTATAAGTTTTTATCCATTTATAATAGGTCTTTACTGTGATATGAAATTCATCTGTTTCTCGCACCCCCTTCCTAAAGGCGGCCTTCACATCTTCTATGTCTAAATTCTTGAAGTCTTTCTTTAAATCTTCTGCTAATATTAAGCTCATCGATACGATTGTATCTTCATTTGGATTCTGCCCTAGCTCTAAAAATGTTTTACTTAATATTTCTACAGCGTGGCTTCTTACATCTTGGATAGGTAGGTCTTTTATCATTGATTGTTTATTTTATTTATCATTTCTTTTGCTCTGCTATAGGTATCTAGTTTAGCTTTAAGCTTTGATACTGGCTTTTTAGTATTCCATTTCTTCTTATTATTTATCCATCTATTTAATCTTTTATAAGTGTCCCAAGTTTTCTCCATTTCAAATCTCATCTTCGTTTTGCTTTTATTTTCTTCACTCCAATATAAAACAAATTCTTCCTTAGTTTCTTTCCAATTTATAGGCTCAAGTGCTGTAGATACTGCTAATAAATCAACCTCCTTTATAAATTTTTCTTTTCTATTAGATATATTAGTTGTAGTATTAATCTTTATAGTATTAAGATCATCATTTAAAGTGTTGCCCCTATCATCTTTTTTAGTGATAGATATCCTTCTTTCTGTAATCTGCTCTCCTTTTTTAATTAGTTCAACACTTATAAAGCCGTATGAATGTAATTGAGATACCCATAAGCTAATAGTATTTTTTGTTACATTATACAATTTAGCAAAGTAATTATTTGTAGCAAAGCAGTACCCTTCCTTACTACTTAAAGCAGTTATCTCCCCATATAAGAGTTTAGCATTAGGCTTTAAATTAGAGTACCTAACCTCTGCAGGAATGATGGCATAATAACTAGGCTTCATCTATCATTTTCTTTAGTTGTTTGATATTCCAATTAACTGTCTTTCTCATCTGATATTGCTTATGTAATTCCTTTTCCAGTTTCTCCATTCCTTTTTCTAACATTTGATTTTTAAACTCCATATACTTTAACTGTATCTTTTCTTCTGATTTCATATCCATCCAGTCCATCATCTTATAAAAGTGATGCATCGCTGAAGCGTGAGATGTAATGCATTTCATTACCTTGGGAATATCAGAAAACTTCATAGATAATTCATTAACTAAAAAGAATATTAAGAATCTTCGAGCTTCTACTACAGGAGCTTTTCTAGTTATCTTCCTATCAAAGTCATTCTTATTTATACTAAATAAATCTGCCAGAGTACATTTTGCTATTTCTATAGTTCTCTCCATTAAAAGGGTACGCTATCTGAGTTCTTATTTACTTCTATTGTTTTTTCTGTTGTAATAAAATCTGCCATTATTTTCGCAGTCTCTAATATTTCTGAAAGTTCTAATCCTTGGGCTACCCCTAACTCTACTGCAGCTTTTAATCCAACACTCCTAGCTATTTGCTCATCATTTGTACTTGGGGTTGGTGTATAACTATAACTTGAAGAGGTAGGATTAGTATAGTGAGGTTTAATCTTTGGGAACTTTCCATCTGTATAATTATACTCCACCTCTTGCCCTTTTACGAATTTATCTTGAGAGTCTGAGATTGAAGAGTATTCCCCTGCATCTCCATTTTCCATTTCTACTTCATATTTATAGAACTCTTTACCTTCTTTGTTTTGCCAAGTTCCTGTACTTTGTACATTTGTAACTGTTGATTTTTTTACCATTTTGTATTTTTTAAGTGGTTATTAATTAATTCTTCGCATTTATTTTCATAATCTGTAAGCTCTTTTATAGTGTTTATCATATAAGTATAGTCAGATATAGCCTCTTGAATTACATCTACCCTACACTCAAGGCATACTTTTTCAAGGGAGTTCTTTTTTTTCTCAGCCTTATCTAAAAGCTCTACCGCTCTCTTCCATTTTTCCTTCCATTCTTTTCTTTTTAATTCTATCACAGCTAATGTATTCATCTATTGTATTCTTAATATTAATACTTCCTCCCCTTTTCTTTTATAAAGCTCCTTATATTCTTTGAGTTTCTTTTTTACTAGCTTATTTTCTTCCTCTGGATTTTTAAAGATGCGATACCAATAACTTCCTTTTTTTTCTACTTGAAAACTATATGCCTCATCTATGTCATATCTTATAGCTAAATTTTTTATCTGATCCTTTGTACCATATACCCTAATAACTTTAGGAACTTTTTTGATATCAGAAAATTCTTGTTTTGTAGCGGTATCATATTCGACCACCCCCTTTAAGGTTTTTTCATTTAACACCCAAGTCTCGCAAAATAATTTAGTCAAAGGCATATCCTAACTTTTCTCTCCATTTATCTTGAGCTACTCCCTTTCTAATAAAATATTTTTCCCCTCTTAAATTTGGATTTTCTTCTTGTATTTTTGCTCTAGCCCTTTTTATACTTGGCCCTAGAGTCATTTTATCCTTAGCATAAAGTCTAAAAAAATCTGCAGTAGATAAAGTAAAAGGATCTAGCCCCATTCTTTTTAATTCTCTAAACCATATATGAGTGCAAAGTCTATTATCATTATCTCTTAAAGATGGCTTTTCTTTTAAAAGACTTTCTACTATCTCTCTAGTTTTCATTTTTAATAGTATATGAGGATCTTACTTTGTTTGATATCTCTGTATCTAAGTTTCTAAGATACTCTATCTCATCTTGTATATCTATCTCAGATCTATTGCCTACCTCCCCAAATTTACACTCTTGTTTAGTCTTTGGATTTAAGCTATTATATATATACTTCATCCAATTATTGTAACTTAATCTTTTCATAATTCCTTTGTTTTATAATGTTATTAATCTTTTTTTAAAATCTTCATTTATCATATTAATTTTGCTGAAAGTTTGATCTATACACTCATCTATACTTTTGCTTTCTGAAACTATCCCTAGTCCATTTTTAAAGCTATTGAATCGATTTCCTGATCGAGATATCAAAATTTCAAATATTATTCTATTTCCTTCTTTTAATTGTAATAATCGAGAATGTTTTTTAATTAATTTCATCTTTCCTTTGTTTTTTGTTAAATTCATACTGCAAATATATAAAGAAATTGTAAAAAAAGAAGGGTTTTCAATGTTAAAATGTATAAGTTATTAACAATATATATGTTAATATGTAACAATGTTACAATGTTTTATCTAGTAATTGACTATCTTTGTAGATCAATTCAATTTGAGTTTATTCCTTTGTAGAAGGCCTAGGTATTTATATCTAGGTTTTCTTTTATCTTCTGATTATTTTTGATCCTAAGTCCATAGGAATAAATAAAGCTACTCTCCCTTGATCTAATACTACACCGCATCCAATAGTAGGCTTTTTTGGAAATTGTTTACCATATCGGAAGCTATACGCTGAGTTGTCTATGCCGCATCCTACATTCATTCCATATATAATATCGGATCTTGAGGCCATATAATTAACTCCACCAAATGAATGACAATGCCCTATGACTGTTGATTGTCTATTTGCAATAGCTCTATTTTTAGCTGCATTAGGCCCTGAGCTGCCTGTGCCGTGTTCAAATAGTATTCCATCTACCTCCCATTGTAACTCCCATTTCCATCCTTTAGGGGCTTCCCATATCTCTTCATAAGTTTTTAGAAATCTTTTAGGTATTCCTGCAGTAGTTGCTTGTCTAAAAGGCAAAGCTGAATGATTCCCTACACATACCTTCACTTCTGGAAAAGTTGCATAAAATTTATTCATCTCTGATTGAGCTTTTTCGGCTTCTGATTCAGCATTCATAGAATCAGTTTCTTTTTGATGGTATGAGATGGCACAGTTATCCACCTCATCCCCTATATGAATTATGTTAGAACAGCCAAAGCGGTTAAAGGTTTCATAGCAAAACTGGAGATACGACAAATGCTCATCTGTCTCTTGCAAGTTAAATGGGCAATGCGTATCTCCAATGATTCCTATATTTTTGCTATTTCTTAAATCATTAATCAGACCATTTTCTTCTTTTGTTAAGCGTGGTCTAAATAACTTCATTATTTTTTCTTATTCATATCTGCGAATCCTTGCCCTAAAACAAGCGCTCCAATAGAAATAAGAATATTGTTTACCTCATCTGGATTTAAATTAAACTGATCACTTAATAAAGTAGTAAGTACCCCTATTACTGTGTACCAAAACTTCTTACTTTTAATCATATTTCCGATAATGTACTTTGATAAAAATTTGTCTAGCATTTTGTATAATTTTAGTTAATTAATATAGCCAAGCTACTTGAGCTGACTTCTCGTGATCATCTATATCTATATGTATAAATGATTTCCCTATTCCAATTCGCTGTATTCCGAAATGGATTGCTGATTCTATTATTAAAAATCTACTCCTGCTATCTAAAGCAGATATATCTACTGCCCTTCCTTTTATATGAGCAGAATTTTTTGAGCTGTTTTTAAGTGAATCATTATATTTTTGACATCTATATCCAGATGTAATCTTAAAGGGTATTCCTGCTCTATGTCTCATCTTATCTAAGATGATTAACAGATTCAAATCCATTTTGCTGCCAGATCCCTCCTCGCAAGGACAGTCAAATTCTGACATCTTAAAGTAGTTAAGATTAATAGTAACTCCTATTTTTTTTTCTTTTTGTTCCATTCTCTAAGCTCTTTAGCTATCTTTATTGCTGTATAAAGAACTGCCACAGTATAAGATAAAATCTTTAGCCCTATCTCCACATCTGTAAAACTTACTCCTATTGCCGTTGCATTTAATAAAATTGTATTCGGACAAAACTTCCCTGCTATTGTATTTATCATTTTTATTTTCATTTTTTATGAATCGATTAAAGTTACGATCCCTCCATATATTAAATTATTTACATTTGTTACCACCACCTTAATTGCTAAGAAATTAGTAGCTGTCGATGCTGTGTCTGTTATATCTACTGCACTCCCTACAGTTCCTGATCCTATTGCCGTTCCTAATCCTGTAGCGTTTACATCCATCTCATATACTTCTACATTCTTTGTGTTATTCCCATATACTGTAACTACAGTAGCAGTTTTACCATAAGGAATAGAAACAAAAGCATACATCTCTAGTCCTGTATTTTCTACCTTTACCCCTGAATTAGCGGCATCTTTAAAGACTACCATATCCCCTGCACTATCATCATTATTCATAAAGTCTCTAGGGAGAATTTTAATATAATCTTGATCCACTCCTATAATATCATACTTATTAGTAGCAGCAGAGTCATAAGTTATAGGCCCGAGACTTGTAGCAGTAACCGCCATCCCTCCTATCGTTCCTTTTGATTTGTTTTGGTACTGAGTTACTAAGTCTGCTTGAGATATATGTATCTCATCGCCCTTGAGAATATTTTGGTTTATAGTTTTAGAAGTTACGGAGATGCTCGTAGCTCCTGCTGCTTGATCTGAAGAAACTTCAAATACTATATCAGTCCCTAGTCTAGGATTTGCTGTCTCTCTAGTTGTACCTATCGCTCCTGAACCAGCTTTTAGGAGAATAGTGTCTCCTTGTTTTAATATTGCATCTGGCATCTCTTCAACAGCTAAGGAAGTAATAGCTTGAGCATAAGTACCTGAAGTAGGATTAATCCACGCTGCAGTAGATATTATTGCTAATGGATTTGGCTTGTTTAGTTTATACTTTGTTGCATTATTTATTAAATAAGTATTAGGAGATCCTAGTTTTGCTTGAGCGCCATCTATTGCATCTGGTACATCATTCCCCTGATCTCCTACCCCTCCAGTATTGAGACCTCCATCATTTGTAGTTGTTGTTGTTAGACTTGCGGTAAAAGTTTTAAATTCATACAGCTTTAATTTCCAAGTATCTTTGACAGGAGAGAAAGTCCCAGTATGCATTATCCAGTTAGCGGCTGAAGTTCCTGAACTCATATGACTAGGAGTGTACCATCTTGTAAAAGGAGTACCATACATAGGCCTCGTACCTGAACCATCGCTAGAATTATATCTCAAATCCATTGCAATTTTTGTATTGAGTTTTTTTACATTTTTTGCTTGTCTGAGAAACACTTGCTGAGCTAATAAGGCAGCAAAATTTTCATTTCCTGATACAGTATCTACACCCCAGAAACCTGCATATCCTGAATCTACCCAAGCTGATCCCGTATATACCTGAATGGCAGAATTTTGAGCCTGACCATCTCCCCATAATACTTTTTTTATTATTTCGTGAGCTGTATCATCTCCTGCTTGAGTAACTTGAGTATTTTGATCTGCAATTCCTACTGATCCTGAAATTACAGGAGAAACCATAGATGCTCCCATTCCTGCAGTAATACCAGTATTTGCCATCGTTATATTTCCATCATCAGGACTTACATTTTGCACCCCTCCTTGAACATCTACCTGACCGAATCCTAGCCAATTAAGACTTGTAGGCATAATCTGATTTGCTACTTTAAATCTTACATCATAATCTCCTGCAGGAAAATTCGTAGTATCTAAAGTTAGAAAGGGATTAAGTGGATCTGCTATATTGATTGAACTAGGGCCTGGCGGTATAGTAAATTCATTATACGATCCAGAGGCATTAAAAGTATCATAAGGGTACAGAGAGTTGATATAATCGAGAGTCGGCGGTGAGCTTATTTGATCATACCAAGCTATACTAGGAGGAGAGGTACTCCAGTTAAAATACATCTCTTTCCAAACGCCAGTAGATCCTACTTCCCTAGCCACAAAACTATAAGAAACATTAACAGTAGCATCGCTAGTGTTATTATTTACAAAATTCATCCATATTTCAGTATAAAATAGCAGAGTAGCAGTTCCATCAGTAGTTATTACTCCGATATCTTCATATTTTCTCTGACCTGTATTTCCTGTAGTAGGCGATGGGCTAGTAAACAAAGGAAAAGCTTGAAAGTAGTTATCATTAGATACACCGCTAAAAGTAACAGTTACTTTTTTGAAAGCAGGAAGTATTCCATACTGTGAGCCTGATAGTTTTTTGTTCTGACTGGTTAAACTTACAGGAAGATAATACCTTCCCCATTGCAAATCTAAGGCCTCTCCTGTAGGTGTAGAAGCAGCCGTACCATCTATATTATATCTATGATAGTCTATATTAACTGGAGCAGCTAAAGTTCCACTATTATTATTAGAGTAATTATTAATACTAATAAAATAAAAAGTATTTTTATACATAAAACATCGCATACCCCAAGTATTACAGATAGCAACTAAAGCCTCATAGCAAGTTTTAGGCTTATACATTATGTCTCCTGTTTCCCCTTCTGTTTTATAAAATTTACCAGCCGTGATTCTACTCCACGCTAAAGGATCTCCACTTGTATTGGCCATATTTCCATTAAACCAATTACAAGAAGTTTGTATTTCTGCATTTGTCTCACTTCCTTTTGCAGTAGTCGCATATCCTGTATAGTGTAAGATCCTAGATATCCAAGTCATAAAAGTATAATGCTGATCATACTGCCCTGCAGGATTAGCTGAGTCAGGTATAAAAGTATCTTGTATCTCATATAAATTATTAGCAGCCTGATCTATACCGCTAGGTATTAAATCATAATACTTCAACGCCGCTAAACCATCTACTGCTTTAAGTTTTATATTATAAGGGACAGGTACATCTGGATCATCGGCTAAGTCCATTAAGAGATATCCTGCAAAAATTGGAGAGTCTCCTGATTGAATTATTGGAGCTGATCCTGTTACATATAAATATACATATACATCTCTTTCTTGCCGAGAAGTTCTTAATTCATTGATATAAGATGCTGCTTGTATATCCGTAACCATAAAATCTATCGACATCGTAGAAGCTTTTACAGTAGAATACATTTTACTCCCTTCAGATCCCCAACTTATATCACACGCTCCTGCTCCTAATCTACCTTCTTTATTATGATACCAACTCCCTGCAACTTGATCGTAAAATTCTAAAACGTATTTCACTCCTGCTGTAGAACTAAACCTGAAACTATAAGTCTTATTATAAGCCATTAGATGTATCTTTCTCTTTGTTCATCTGTATTTCTATTTGACAAGAAAATATCATTCCCTTTTACTACTCCTGAAACATCTAAGGCCATATCAGATCCTAGCATTCCTTTTAATTTAGATAAAGGAGCAATTACCTCTGGATCGTGAGCTGCCCCAGGGTTATCGCCGACGATTGCGTGGCTAGGTCCAAAAGCTAACCCCCCTTTCGCAAGAGGAATTGGAGTAGATGCGATTGCTGCTATTTGTGCTGCTCCTAAAGCTCCTACTATTACTGCCATAATTGGCCCTAGAATCGGCCCTGCAGTTAAAGCTTGTACTACTGCTTGAGCTGTAGCCATTATAGCCTGAGCAATTTTCATATTTTTATCTCTCTGAGCTTGTTTCTTCATTAAGGCTTTTTTCTTCTCATCTGCCTTTTTATCCATAGCTTCTTGCCTTTTCTCAAATTTATCTTTAAGAGCTAACATCATTTCATCTTTTTTCTCCTGCCCCATTCCAGAATTTTCTATCTTCATCTGCTCTCTTTCAAAATCTTTATCAAAGGCTTCCTGATTTGCAGTATTTTCATTATCTAGCTCAGTCATTGCTTTTTTGTGATTAGCAGCCATCAGGTCTCCGATACCATTTAAGACAGTTGTAGCGTGTTGAGATATTTCTGACCATACTTCCCCAACTTTAGTAGCGAATCCTTCATACCCATCTTTAGCCCAGTCTAAGTATTGCTGTAGAAGGCTCTTTCTTTTTTTGATTTGCTCATCTACTTCATCAGTACCATCTTTACTACCCAATGGATCTTGGGGAGCATCTTCTCCTCCTCCTCCTCCTCCTCCTCCAAGGATTCCACCTGTAGGCCCTATAAGACCATCAAAATTAACACCTGATATAAAGCCCTTAATACCATTGAATAATCCCTCCCCATACGTTTTCCACATAGGTGTAGATTTAATTCCATCCATATAGAGCTGTCCTGCTTTCAGTCCCATACCTTTTATTCCTTTTACTATATCGCCCTCTTTTAGAGGTTCTATATGAGAAGCAGGTTTAATTTTTGATATTTCATCTTGAAAATCCTTTTTCATATTTTTGGCAAACTGCTTACTTTCCTTTCCTAGAAATTTGCCCATATCTGCATACTGCTTACCAATATTTTTAAATCCTTTTCCTGCAGCCTGAGCCATCCCTTTAAAATCCTTCTTAAGAAATTTCTCAAGGACTTTTCCAATAGTTCCAAAAATAGTTGTCGCCAGTATACCGATATTCCTAAACACCTCTCCTGCTATACTCCATAAAGCTTTAAAAGCATTACCCCACATAGCAAAATAGATAAGCACTAGAGCCATAAGTCCTCTGAACTCTTCAGTTCTATTATATAGCCCAATGAAGTAATTTATAGCACCCAGTAAAGTCTGCTCAATAGTAGGCCACAGCATAGAAAAAGCTAAAGCCAAAGTTCCTATCATTGAAGCTAGTGCTACTAAAACTACTACTACTAATCCTCCCCAACTAAAAAGCCCAGCGATTATAGTCATAAGAGGCCCTGAGAAAGCTACCAAAGCTGCTCCTGCTACAGCTAAAGTCTTTCCTCCTGAACTCATCTCCGTAAAAGTTTTCACTAATTTACTTGCTCCTTTCACTATTTGAGTAAATATAGGCATTAGCATAACTCCTAACTCTTGAACTGCTAACTTCATTTCTTGGAAAGTTTGCTCCATCTGGAATCCTGTAGTCCCTGCTACAGTATCAAAGCCATCACTAACCATACCTGTAGCTCCACCCATCTCATCAAGTATTTTAACATACTCTCCAGATTGGTTTCCTAGGACACCCATAATGTTCTTAACCGCTTGCGACTTACCGAAAAATTCAGTCATTTCCACTTTGTTTTCGGCAAAAGCATCCTTCATTGTAAAGAGCGTTTCTTGAAGTCCTTTGTCTTGGATCATTTTTCTCAGCCCTTCATAAGACATATTAACTTTTTCCAGAGCTTTTTCTCCCTGTCCTGTTTCTTTAGCAAAGGCCATCATCACTCCACCAAATCCAGTAGTAGCTGATCTTGCATCTCCAGTTGTTCTTGTATAAGTTGAAATGTTAGCTACTACCTCTTCAAAGCTAATTCCTAATTCGGCAGCCATACCTACCTGAGTTCCTAAAGCTTCTGCTAATTCTTGCGACTCGAACATCCCTGTTCGTACAGCCATTCCAAACATATCTAAAGCATCAGATGCAGAAACAACATCTACCCCATAAGCATTCTGAGCGGCTGCCGCTACCTTAGCAAGGTCAGCTTGTTCTCCAAGGCCCATAGCAACTCCCTTAGATACTTGCTCTAAGGTTTCCATTGCATTAGCACCTCTTAAACCTGCAGAAGTTAAAAAGAAAAGCCCTTCCGCCAAGTCTGCAGGAGCTTGAGCTACTTTCCCTGATAGGGCCATTATTTCTTTTGAAAATTCTCCTACCTCTTTTCCAGAGATTCCTACCAAGGTATTTATCTTGGTCATACTCTTTTCAAAGTCGATAGCCATCTTAGCACCTGCAACTCCAACGGCTGCAAATGGCAAAGAAAAGCTCATAGAGATAGATCTACCTACAGCTTTCATTCTAGCACCAAAGGCAGCTATTCTTTTTCCTGCTCTAGCTAATCCTCTAAATAGAGGAGCGGTTACTGCATTAATTACGACATTTAAGGAGGCTAAGGCTTTTTTAGGCATTTTTCTTTTTCTTTTTCTTTTTATTTAACTCATCTATCTTGTCTTGATATTCAGATTCTTTTCTTAATCTCTCAATATCTCTCTTTACATTCTTACTACTCTTTCTTTCCCAAGGGAAAGTAGTAAGTTTTTTAGGATTTATACTTCTCTTCAAATGAGGATTAATAATAACACAAGCCATCCATCTTGCTCTTTCCCATTCCCCTTGCTGCTTATATTCATTCATCTTCCTAACACCTATCTGAGCATTCAAAAAGTTACGAGGAGTCATATTATATAGTTCCTCAATACTTAAATTTAACTCGCCCAAACCTATTTGCTCGATGACATCAAATGTAAGCTCCTCTACTTCTTGGGTACGTTTCCCCCCTTTTTTCCCTTGTCAGAAGCTTGTTTAACATTTTGTCCCATTTGCTCTCCAAATATTTCTAAAGCTCTCGATAAACCTTCCATATCATTGTCTAGCATATCGCCTAAGTCATCTATCGTAAGAGTAAACTTTTCTCCTGACTTTCTACATCCTTCATCAATTCCTACTAATACTAAATTCAGAGCTTCATCTAAAGTGATATCTTGCCCTAAAGTCATTAATTTGTTTAAAGAAGTTCCTGTATTTCTACAGTATTTTCTTAATCCGTTAAATCCAAAAAAGATAGGAAATTTCTTTCCATCTAATTCTATTATCTCATAATTCATTTTTTCTATTTCTTAAAGTTAGTAAAATATAGAGTTCATCCGAGCCACCCCTTTAAGAAATAAAAAGGCAGCAAGGATTCCCTCTAAGTTATTATACAGTCGCCTGTGTTAGCGCTCCTGTTCCTGAAAATGAAGCACTCCAAGTAGAGCTGTCCTCATTCGGAGTATCTATAGATAGAGAAGTCATAAAAGCATTTCCCGTCCATTTAATATCTCCAGATACTTCTGTACTGAATTTTAGTTCAAATTCTGTTCTTGAAGCTATGTAATCTGTATAAAGTTCGTTCGCAGTTTTGTCAGAGATAGCACCACCTGAGCTATCTACAAAAATTAACATTCCCTCAACTGAACACTCCCAGTCTCTTTGTCCCTCTAATTGATCTCGCCATCCTGAAGAGTCTTTCGTAGAAGTATCTCTTAGGTTGTGATTCATTGATATTGAAGCAGATGTAGCATATCCTATTTTAGTTCCTGCTGCATAAACTCCAAACTTAGTTCCATTTATAACATTGTTTGTAGCCATTTTTTTTTATTTTTTTTAAATTAATTAATTTATATTACTATAGTTTCAATTTTAAGCTGAAGTTCCTGTATTTCCTAATCTCAAATCGTTTAATCCTTGCAAGGACAAGTTAAATGTACTCGTATCTTCCATAGGGGTACTTATTTCTACTCCTGTTATATACGCTTTTCCTGACCATTTATAGTTACCTGAAGGTTGTCCTACTATGGTTATTTCTGCATTTACTTGTTCTCTATTTATTATATTATCATTTATTATATCATCAATTCCTATCTGCCCTGTTACACTAGAATATAGTGTTCCGCTAGAGTTTCTAAAAGCTAAAGCATTATCGGCTGTCAGACTCCATTCTCTCATCCCGCCTATGGTTGTA